TGGCGTCGGCCATTGCAATACGGACCTCGGCGACCGCGGCATCCATGCGCGCGCCCTGGAAGGCCCAGGCGGCGGCAGCGGACACCACGGCGGCGGCCAGGTGGGTGATGAGGGTCAGGTTCATCAGCCGTCCCACCCGTCCACCGGAAAGGCCAGCCACCAGTGCCACCACATTGCAAAAATGATCGTGTTCACGTCAAACCTCCTTCGCACTTCCGGGATTCGTCTGCGCGCCGGTTGGCCAGGCCCTGCACGAACGTGAAAACCTTCTTGCCGGTGGCAGGGTCGATGCGGCTGGTGAAGCTCCACACCATGCGCCCGTCATCGCCACGGCTGATGCGCTGGCATCCCTGCTCCCACTTGCCCCGGTTCCAGGCATCCATGGCGCCGCTGCCGCAGGTTGCTTGGGCGCCAAAGTTCCAGGCGTGGCTGCTGGCCATGTCGAGCACGCTGGGCGGCGGCAGGCGCTTGAAGCATGGCAACAGATCGCGCTGCACGCGCTCCAGCGCGTTTGCTTCCTCAACCACGCACTTTTCTTCTGTCCATCGCTCGCCTACCACGATGGGCGTGCGGGTGACATGGCGGGTCAAGCCGTTGCACACGGTGGGAATGCCGCCCGCCAGCTTGTCGGGGTACACCACCAGCACCCGGGCCTTGCCGCTCTCCCATTTCTGGAGGTGCGCCACCAGTGCAGGAGACAGCAGGGTGACGAACCCGCCCAGAGCCGCAACCCAGATCACCTTGGGTTGAATCTTGTTGGCGCTCATTCGTCCATCTCCAGGCCACCAATACCCGTGTCAGAGTGCATTCCCCTGCGCAATAGTTCCATGCGGGCCTCATGCTCAAGGTTCGCGCGTCGGTTGGCGTGCCACTTGAAATAGACGTTCACAGTCAGTCCGATAACGCCAATCATGACCCCGACAAGACCGAAAAACTCATTGGACAAAAACCACCCGAGTCCGGTAACACCAGCGCCGATATAGGTGGTCTTACTGCCTGCTGCGGCAATTGTGAGATCGACGGCTTCATTCTTCATGGCGTATCATTTGTTTTCGGGCAAAAAAAAGCCCGCAAGGAGCGGGCGTGGATTACATCGATTACATGTGGGTGAAAGTTGCCGTCTTTGCAGTCCTGGCATTTATTGGCGGGCTGTTTGGCTGGCTGAAATAGCAATCGGCATCGTCTGCAAAAGACCTCTGCCGATCTGCAATGCATTGGGGTTGCTCGATAGCAGCCCTGTGGCGCTTGCGCCTGCATTTTCTGCGGCATGAGAAAGCAGCCCGGCCTTGTACAGCGCCTCGCCCATAAGGCGAGGGCTACCGAGTGGCGCTACAGCCCCTGCTGCCAAAAGCGAAGGATTCAGCAATGAGGCACCAGCAAGGCCCAAGCCGCCAGCTTTCTGCATCGCGCCCGTAATGCCTCTGGGCGTCCAAGTGTTCATTGCCTGGCCAGCAATGGCGGGCGTCAGTTCAACGCCGCCCTTTTGTTCGAGCTGTTGCGCCAATGAAAGGCGGTTTCCGTAGCTGGTCTGCGCGTTGTTGCGCATGAGACTCTGCAGCTTGCGGATTGCCGTGTCCTTGCTGGTCTTGTCTCCGAGTGACAGGGCCTTTTCAATTTGCGCAAGTTCATCACTTGCCGAAGCATATTGGCCCATCACTTTGCTGTAAGTGGGGGCTTGTTTTGTAATCTCGCCCTTTACGGCGTTGTAAACGCCATCGGCTGCGCGTCGCGCAGGTGTGCCGAACTGCGTTGCGTCGCGGATGTCGCCAATCGCACGCTTGAGCGCGTCCATGCCCTCCGGAGTGTGGTATTCGGCAGGGTTCAGGCTACGCCATTCAGCGATCTTGTCCGAGATTTCACCCACCACGCCAGACGCATTCTTGTTCGTTTGCACGCCCTTGTACGACCCCATGCTTTGCACCTTCTGCAGCGCTTCGTCCACAGGCGCGAAGTTCAGGACTGACTTGTCTGCAGAAATGTCCATCATCCCGCTGCGGTACTGCGCTGCACGATCTGCACGCATGCTGTTCAGCCCCGCCTTGGCAGACTCCACCACATCATCAAAACCTGCATTGCCGCGCATGTTGTCGAGGAACGTGGTTGATTTGTTCTTTCCGGCGTTGTAGGCTGCGCTGATCGTCTCTGCGCTTGTCCCTGTCGTCGCTCCAAGGGTGTTTTTGAGCAGTGTTTTAGCGCCCTTCCCGGCATATTGAGCGCCCTTGACGGCAATAGGCATGGCCGCACCTGCTACAGCGCCTGAACCGATGGTTTCTGGGTCAATCAGTGCCGCCGTGGCCGCGCCACTGGTCGCGCCGCCTGCAGCCCGAATGCCGAGGTTAGCAAGGTAGCTGCCAGTCCCTGCGTTGCCCAGCGTCATACCACCGGACTGCACAACCGGCGCGAATTTCGCAAGCATGGGAACAGCGCTCAATCCATTTGCGAGAACACCACCACTCCCTGCTGTGCCTGCAATCTCCCCGGCTAACTTGCCACCTTGATACAGCATGGAATCTGGCTGCGCGCCAAGGCCCTGCAACGCGGCGTCCATGTCAGCACGGCGCTGGCGGTTTGCCTCAAGCGACAGTCCTTTTCCTGCGATGGCATCGCTCATTACGTCCCACGGGGCAACCAGCGTCGCGCCTATCGACCCCGCTCCACGCAACGCGCCTGCTGCAAGGTTTCCAATGCCTTGCACAAAGCCAGATTGCTTTGGGCCTTTGCCCACTGGCGCCGCATCGTCTGGCAGCATTTCATAGCGTCCCTTAGGCGATTCATCCAACAGTTCATAGGCCATTTATTCTTCCTTCCACTGCATGCCGTTGGAGCGCAGAATCTTGCCTGTCGTGGTGTCTCGGACGCGCTGGCCTTTGTTGCTAGAGTTTGCAGTAGGCAGGGCGTCAAATACATTGCCTTTTGGCTTGTCGCCCCACCCACCGGTGGCGCCACCTTCACCGGTCGTGCGCTTAACGGCGCTTTCCACAACTCCGCGCAAATCTCCCAAAGCCTGTTTGAAAGCCTTGTCGCTTTGTGCCGTGTTCAAGCGGCCAATGGCTTCTGTGGCCTTCTTCCCTTCTACTTCGGTGATCTGCCCGCCGCCCTTGAGCGATTCAAACGCCTGCAGGAATGTCTTTCCCTTGAGCTGGTCGAGGGCTACGCTGAAATCCTTGGCGTCAGTTCCAGGGATGTAGTTGCGTGGGTCAATCGCGCCAGACGCGCCGGTCGCCGTCTCGCGTCCAGGGTGTTTGTCCAGCATTTCGATAACGCCAAGCATGTCGTTTGCTGCTGCCGCCTTGTTCTCGCGCTGCAGTGTCGGAACGACATCGGCCTTGGCTTGCTCCACCAGCTTCACCCGCGCCGCTTCATTTTTCGCGGACTCAAGCGCGCTAGGCCCCGCCGCATAGTTCCCTGAATGTGCAGCTTGCCCGCCGCCGATCCGCTGAATCTCGCGCATGAGCGCCGGGCGATCTGGGTGATCTGCGGGGAGTCGGTTCAGCTCTGCCTGGATGATGCGCAGTTGTTCAGGCGCAGCCGCGCCAGCAGACCCGCCCGCATACCCGCCGCCAGAATGCTGCGGCTGCTGCACCACAGCGCGCTCGTTCGTGAACTCTTCGCGCCCCGTGGCCGGGTTGTAAACCTTGATGGGCTTGAACGCCGCCTGCGCGCCCTGGTAGCTGTTGTACGTGTCCAGCGCCCCCTGCGGAGACGACACCACCGGCAAACCATCTTGCCCGATGCGCACCATGCTGGTCTTGCCGTCCTGTGACGTGGACAGGCTGGGCATGAACCCCGCGCCCAGCTTGTTTTTGTCGTAAGCGTAGCCGTTCGCAACCTGCATATCGGGTGTGCCGCGCTTCATCAGCATGTCGGCAATTCCCTTGCCGCCGTTTTTCATGTAGTCGGCAATGAGTGCATCCCGAGGAATGCCAAGCTGCTGCGCCCACTCGTCAATCTTACCGCTCTGTCCGCCCACATCGGCACCACCAGCAGGGATTGCGCCAGCGCCTTGCACTGCAGGCGCCGATGTGCCGCCAACCGACCCAGCGCCAAGCAGCCCTCCACCGCCAAAAAAATACTGCTGTTCAGCGGCTTTTTGACGTGCTGCAGCTTCTGCCGCCGCATCGGCCTGCGTCCACTCTTTGCGCTGACGCCCGCGCGCTTCATCCTGCCATGCGCTGTCTGCTTTGGTCTTCGCTGCTGCGTCCTGCGATGCCAGCAACCCCATCAGCCCCGCCATGCCCTGAGACTTTGGCATTTGCCCCAAGGCCAGCAGCCCCAAGCCCATGCGCCCCTCCGGGCTGTTGAAAATCGAGTCGAGTAGTCCGGCCATGTTCACCTCACGCGAAGCGGTTTGAGTTGTTCTGCTGCTCTATGCGCTGTCGTTCGATCTCTGCGGCCACCATTTCCTCAACCGTTTGGCTGTCTGCTGTAGGGGTTGATGTGGCCTCGATAGCACCATTGCGGAATGGGTTCTGCGCGTTCCAGTCGATCTGACCGTAACTCTGACCTTGCGGTACACGAAAAATGCCTTGCTGCATGGGCATTCCGCCCTGTGAGGTGCCGCCCTGCCCGGCGATCAGTTGTGCGATCAACGCTTTCATGTCGCCGCCTTGGGCGGCCTGTCCGCTGCTCAAAAGCCCGCCCATTCCACCGCCGCCCACCGCGCCGTTTGCCCCTGCGGTCGATCCGCCGCGCTGGTAGCTGCTGCCCATCAGCTTGTTTGCAAATCCCATCAACCCGGGCGCCATCTGGTTGCGGAATGCATCAATGTCGCCAAACGTGTTCTGGTAGGCCGTTTGCTGCTGCGGATTGAATGGGTTTTGCTGGTAGTAGCCCTGCAAGCCCTGGCCGGTGCGCAGGTTCTCGCGCAGCCAGGGGGCCGCGTCTTTCCACGGCTCTTTGCTTGCAGTTTGCGATTGTTCGCTGTCGTCGCTCATGAGCCCACCGACTACCGCGCCCGCGACGGGGCCTGCTACTGCTTCCATTTTTATAGCTCCTTTTCCATGGTGACCGTGACAACGCGAAACTGCTTGTCATGTGCGAGCATCTTGCGAGCCCATCCTTTTCTGCCCGTCCAGAATGCACGCTTGCATCCGTGCGCCCTTGCCCAGGCCTCGATTTCGACAGCCAACTCATGCGAGTAGTCGCCAGCCATGGCAACTACCGACAGGGCGCGGCCATCGTGCGTTTCTTGCACTTCGGTGATTGCCCACAAATCTCCATGCCGCCATAGTTGGGCTGTATCGTTTGCGCATCGCTGCATCCAATCGCCCACTGAATGGACGAGCGAGCGCGCAAACGCAGGGCGCAGCGCATCCTCCGCTGCTTTGCGGGGGATTTCGTTGGGTCGGTAGAACATCAGAAATAGGCCCCGTAGTCTTGATTTCCGTATCCTGACCCCGTGCCCCACCCTTGGCTATTCGCGCCGCCTGCAGCATTAGGGCTTCCGCCCCACCAATTCGCAAACTGGCTCCCCAACTGGGCGCCGCCCATGGCGCCCATCAGCGGGTTACCTGGCATGTTCTGCGACCCTGTAGACGTGCCGTAGCCCTGGCCGATTGAATTGGCGCCATTGCTGAACTGGCTCCAATAGTTCATCGGCGTGTTCTGCATGTTCGCCCCAGCATTCAGGCCGATTTGATTGCCCTGCTGAAGTCGGTCGTAAATGCCAAGGCCGAAATTGGCACCCTGCAACTGCCAATTGTTGTTATCGTTGTAGATGTTGCGGTCCAGGTTGGCATAGCCGAGCTGGTTGTTTTTCAGCCCCAGGTCGTACTGCAATCCGGTGTTGTAGCCGTTGCCGTACAGGCTGGCTAGAGCAGACCCGATACCGTTGTTGAGGTCGTTGGCAGAATTGGCCTCTACCACCCCCTGGCGCGATCCGCCATACCCTCCTGTCGCCATGGCTTGCGATGCGATCTGCGGCTGTACCTGGCGTTGCCAGTTGTTGGTCATCGTCGCGGCCATTTGATCGCCCATCTGCTGGAGATAGGGATTCATGGATAGCGTTGTTGATGCTGATCCTCCACCAGCAGATGCACCAGACGATGATCCGCCATAGCTGCTTGTGCCGCCATAGCTGTTCGTGCCGATGAATGGCGTGCCGTTCGCATTCATCTGCTGCGGCTTTGTGTTGTAGGTGTTTGCACCACTCACGCCGCCACCAAAAGTACCATCGCCGTACTTGAATCCATTCATGGCAATGTTGTTGCCGGTGCGGACTCCTTCGGGCGTCCATCGATTGTCTCGCAGGTACTGCGTCTTGCTGTCCTTCGGGTTCGCCATTCCGATGGATTGCGGCCCGTAGGTGTAGTTCATGTACGAGAGCGTCGGGTCTTGCCGAAATCCCTCGTAGGCAAGCTGCTCGTATGGGTTGTCTGCAAAATACGCCGCCGCCTCTGGAGACATTGCGGATGATGGTGTGCGCAAAAAGCTTGTTCCACCCGTAGCCATTTGCGATGTCTGCCCGCTTGTGATGCGGTCGAAATCAGCCGCTTCTTCTGGGTGCGAAGCAAAAAACGCATCAAGGTCTGTTGTGTTATCTATTCCAGTACCGAAATTCAGCCTGTACCAGTCTGGTGTTTTGTAGTCGCTTGAATACTGCGCATTGACATACTTGTCGTAATAGCTGCTCATAATTTATTTACCCCAAATATTTCCAGGTGCCGTTTTTGTATCGGTAGAGTCCGTCGCCGGACCCAGGATTCCAGTGCACTCCGTCTGCAAGCACAACCATCCCATCAATCAGCTTTGCCGGTGCCGAGTAGCTCGTAACCATCAGGAAGAATGGCTGTGGCTGCGCCATGGCTTCAGACACTCGCTGGAATTCTTGATCTGCACCTTGCGATGGGATGTACATCAGTAAAGCCCTGCATAGTCAACATCAATATCAAATGACCGCATCCGCCACGGTGCAGAGCATGTGAATCGAAACGCCAGCCATCGGCCATTTGCGAATGTGTCGGCTTTTGAGTCCTGGCCCACAACAAACGGTGCTGGAGGACTCCACACTGGTGCTGAATCTGGAGACATGGATGATCCGACCTCTACCTGCACAACAGCCCCGATTGGGGCATCCACACGCGGGTAAACTGACCTGACCATCTTTAGCGCCTGCGCGTTGTCCAATGACACTCCGGTCCTCGTCAAGCTGCCCGCGAGGCTCGTCACTCCATCGTCACCAGCGGAGATGTCGAACCCTACAATCCGGCTTGTTTCTGTCAGCAGCAACCGAGCTTGATTTGGTGAGTAGGGGTCCTCGTTCCAGGTCGAAGTGTCCAGGTCCCATGGCTCAGAGTCACTGTCCCATGTTGTGAATGCCGTCGCTGCAATCTGGCCTGTTGTGCCGTATGTCACGCCGTCAAGTTCACGAAGGCCCCAGGTCTTTTCCTTCCAGTTCCACACCGCAGCTTTGTTGCAGTTGTCAGACCCAACAAATGGGAAACAGATCAGCACCTCATTTTTCTGCGGGTTCGAGGTGACAAATGCTTTTTTGTAGTTGGTGGAATCGAGATTGCGAAAGATGTAATCCCGAATCTGGCCGTCTGCAATCGACTCCACGCCCTGGCCGTTGTTCAGCACCACATCACCCGCCGTCAGCACCACATGGCCCAGAGGGGTATTCACCGCGCAGCCCCTGAACAGCATCCCTGAATCACCCGGAATGCGTTGCACCTGAAAGATGTACGGCGCACCGATGAACCTGAGCGCGTACATGGATCGCTCTTTGTAAATGATGAGCACATCACCCATGGGCAGCGCATCGATCAACAAATCAGCCGTGTCCGAGATGGGCAGTTCGCCCGCGTCTCTTGTCACGTTTGTTTCGTCCCACGAATCAGGTAAAGAGCCCGGCACTGCAGCAACGCTCCACTTAATCATGTGCGGGTTGCGCACACCAGACTTGGTAATGTCAAGTGCTATCAGGTAGTTTTTCCACGGCACCATGACAGCAGCCGTCCACCCGGCATTCCACCCCGGCAGCGTGCGCAGCTTGTTCGCGTCTCCGGTCCAATACTGAGGGACATCCACACCGTTGTTCAGCACCTGAATGCCTGCCAGCACACCCCCCGTCCAGCGGTCGTCGCGCGCACCTGTGAAATTGGCTGTAGCTGCCGATGGGCCTATCAAATGGCCCAAAACCGACGCATTGCCGCCCGGGTCGCTGGGTAGCGTGTATGTGAATGTGTCTGTAGCAGTGACCGTGATTGTGAACGTCCCCGCATAGACAAGAGGAAAGGCCCCGTAAATCGTCACGCTGTCGCCGGTAGTGAGTCCATGCGCTGCTGTCGTCTTGAGAGTCGCGGTCGTGGTGACATGCGTCAGTGCGCTGATCGTGATCTCGGCCAGACGTGTGATTTCCGTCCGCACGGCTTCATCGTCAGAGAAAACGCGCTGCGTACCGGCGTGAATCCACAGCCGCTTGTTGGGCTTCTGAAACGCTGTTAGGTAGTAGGGTTCGACCGCTGGAGTAGTAAATATCGGTGCAAGGCCGTTAAAACGTTGCGCGTACCCATTGGCAAAGCGCATGTTTTGCGCATCGCTGCAGACGCCTGTCTGCAATTCCTCTGGCGTGAGGTCAGAGTTCAGCCCTTTGCCGATGTCTGGTATTTTGACTATTGACATTAGACGTTTGCTGCATTGCTGGGGAATGACCGGCCTGCGCCCCAAATGACTCGGATGCCGCCCACCACGCCTGCGCTGCTGTTCGGGCCTTTGACGCCTGCCCCGCCGTGGCCGACAGTGCTTCCTGTGTTGTTCCCGAACAGGTCGGCTCCATCTGATGGCGGTATCAAACTCGCAGCAGACGTACCTGTAGCGCCGTTCGTCGTGTATTTACCGCTGCCGCCACCTGCTACGAACAAACCAGACACAGCGGAACCGCCAGTGCCACCCGCATACGAAACGCCCCCGGACGGAGGCGTAGCGACACCGCCAGGGCCACCAGTGCCTGTATTGCTGCCGCCTAACCCGCCGCGCGCCTCCAGCAGCGTCGTGGCGCCACGCTTGATCGTGCAAGCCGCACCCGCCACGCCATTGCCGTTTGTAAACGTGATGGCATAGCCAGGCGCGCCGATGGTGATCGTCAGCGTTTCACCAGGCGTGACTGCGATTGAGTTGTGGTACGTGAGCGCACCGCCACCGCCGCCGCCAGATGTGTAGCTGTCGCCACTCGACCCGGTAGCGCCACTTCCGCCGCTGCCGATGCCGACGCAAGCGGTTTCGTAGCAGTAATCTGGAACAACAAAGCTGTATGTTCCAGCCGTGGTCCATTGCTGTTGGCCCGGGATTAACCCGGATACAGCGAACATCATGCCGCGAATCATGCGCTGTACCCGACAAGGGCCGATGCGTACCAGCCCGAGGTGCCAGCCTGCGCCCGCTGGAAAAACACAAGATGCCGCTTCCCCGTAGTGAATGTAGGGGTTGCGCCTGCCCACACCGTGCCTGCGGGCATGGTAATTGCCCCGGATGTGTGGTTGATTTCAAGGACGCAGTTGTAGGCACCTGATGGAATGTTTGTGAAAGCGAAGGCGCGCGTGCCAGCAACCGTTTCCGTGAAATAGTTGCCAACACTGCAATCCATATCACCGCCAGCAAGCGCAGTCACTTTGTCGGAGTGCATGGCGACACGCTTCCAGCTCGACCATACGGGCGATGTGGTGAGTCCAGTAACGCCCCGAGAGAACATCAGGCCAGCGGACGCTTGCACAACGATCTGAGCCGCTACATCGCCGGATCCTGAAACATAGACAGACGAGGCAGTGACTCCAGCCGGGCCATTGGTAGGCGTCCCGAAGTCGTAAAACCCCGATGTAATTGCTGTGCTCAGATCCACATCACCAAGACTTACCGCAGGACTCACAGCAGGCGCCCATGATGCGTTCGATCCATCGGTTGTGACGAACTTGCCCCCGTTCCCAGCCTGGCTGGGAAGTGCAGACGCAAAAGCAGCCGCAGCGACAAACGCCGTGCTGGCCGCATTGGTCGTTGCGTCGCCTGTGGTCTGTGTGGGGACTGTCAATGCCGCACCCGTGAAGTCGTGCGCACCTGTGTAGGTGTCGCCAGCCTTCGCCGCTTTTGCACTGGTGAGCGCATTGAGTTGATTCTGAATCGCGCTGGTGACGCCGACCGAGTAATTGAGTTCGGTTGTCGTAGCAGTCATGGCCGCCGTTCCGAAGTTCGGGAACTGCGTTTTCAGTACCGTCTTGACCAGGCGGAGATGGTTGTCGCCTTCGCTCTTTGGGTCGCCAGAAGCCGGGAAAGTAGGGTCAAGCTGGCTGATGTAGCTTGCGGTTTCAACTGTCATGTGCGTCTCTTCATTCGTAGCGTTGATCCGCTGATGCGGGCGGCTGTGTCCTGGCTTTGCAGGGAATTGATGGCGCTTGCGTAGTCAGACGCAACACGAACCCCCAGAACGTCATCGCGTGCCCAGCGGGCATACTCAACAAGCAGGGACGACAGATAGACGTTCGGCGCATTCGTCATCAGCCAATTGGTATCCGTGTCAAGAACAGGCGAATCCAGGCGCTTGTAGAACGTCAGATCAACTGGGAAGCCCTGGTCACGCGAGAGCACCAGCGTTTTGCCGTCCCATGCGTAGGCTTGAAATTCGTTGGGCATCGCCGCCAATGGGCGGGCAGCTAGGTCAATCTCTGGCGATCCGTTTTTGGAAACCTTGATGGCCTCCAGATAGCCCAATGGCTGCGCGCCGGTAGCCATCGTTTCAAATGCCCGCATCGCAGCAATGCGCAGCTTTGGAGAGTTCAGTTCACCGAAGTAAATGCGCTGCTCTGCATTCGCCAGAAACGTGGCGAACATCGGCGCCAGGTCGGTGCGATGGGCATACGCCGCCACCGCTGCCTTAAGTTCGCCCCAGATCATTTGAGAAAGGCGTCATACGCCAGGAATGCGGGGTTTTCACGAAAGAAAGCGCGCATGGCCTTCTCTCGCTCTTTGTCGTCTTTGATGGGTTCAATCTCGCGCAGCGCCCAAGGCGGAATCACACCAACCTCTCGGCCCTCGCCCCATTTCTTGCCATCGTTGCGTGCGCGCATTTCAGCCGCGCGCTGCAAATAGGGCTCTGCGTCGTAGACCTTCTGCACCGTCACCTGATCGCCTTCAAACCGGTAGATCGTGCGGATGCCGGTGTCTTTGTTCACGCCTTCATCAATTTGGAAGTGTCCAAAATCCATTGCGGCCCCCGTTTAGGAATAAAAAAAGCCACCCGGATTAGGGTGGCTTTCGTAAAATAGACGAGCCGGTCCAGTGCTACCAACACAAGACCGGCTCTAACCAATCAGCGAAGGAACCGCATCATGGCTAAGGACGATCTTACCGCCGCGCGTCTGCGCGAAGTCCTCGATTACAACCCCGCAACCGGCATCTTTACTTGGCTTCGACCGACAGGCCGAAGAACAAAGACCGGCGACATAGCAGGGTCCGCAGAAGGCAGAGGGTATTGGGCTATCCGCATCGAAACCGAGCGGTATAAAGCGCACCGTCTTGCATGGCTCTATCAATATGGTGAGTGGCCGCAAGGCGACCTAGACCACATTAACGGTGATAGATGCGATAACCGCATCACCAATTTGCGAGAAGCATCGCGCTCCACAAACATTCAAAACCTGCGGACTGCAAAGTCACACAACAGATCTGGTTTTCTCGGGGTGATTCTTGATCTTTCCAAAAAGACAGCCAAGAGATACACCGCCCGCATCGTTTATGGTGGGCGTCAACACAGCCTGGGTTATTACGACACCCCAGAAGAGGCGCACGCTGTCTACCTTGAGGCAAAGCGCAAGCATCATCCGGGGTGTGTAATTTAGCTATCAGCCGCCGCTGAGGTCTGCGACCTTGAAGCAAGATTTCTCAGCTTCGAGGCGCAAGGTTGCATCCACCAGGATCTGTTCGCGTTCAAAGTCACCAGTACGACCCAATGGCTTGCTCTGGAATGGGCGCAGGTAGGCGATCTTGATTTCAGACAGGTCCAGGCCATACACGTTCGTGCTGCCAGCCATCATGTAGTGCGGTACATGGGTCAAGGCGCCGAAGTCAGACACGAACACATCAGCGCCGCCGATGATGGCGCCCTGGTTCGTGCCCTTCACTTCGAAACGATTGGCGGCAATGCCGGTGAAGCCGGACGCAACAGCCTTGTGCGCTGGCGAGAAATACACCGACTTGGGCACCTTGCCCGCAGAGATGTAGGTCGCCTGTACAGCGGCTTTGTAGAGCACATCCGTCAGAGCGCGGGCCGTGCCTGGAGTGGGCGCAACCGTCGCAACGCCAGACGTATGCGCCACTGTAGACCCGCCGACGCCGTGACTGGTGTTCGTGTAGATCATCGGGCCAAGGCCAGCAGACTTTGCTGCGGCGGCGCCAGAACCGAGCACGCCGACGTTATTGGACACGATCATCTTTTCGATGTCGCGCTGCAGCTCCTTGTACATCTTGGCCTTTTGATAGGCCATTTCAGACTTCTTGCCAGCTTTGTCCACGACTTCCGCGCGACCAGAAATGGCCACCGTGTCCTGGAAAATCTGGCAATAGTTGCCGATGCGGTTCGGGGGTGTCTTGGTCGATACGGTCGCGTCGTCGCCGTCGATTGCTGCGTTGTCCGCATTGGGTGCGCGCAGTGCATCGCGGCTCCACTCATGCAGTGTCTGCGTTGCTTTTGCGCGGCCAGCGCTGGAGACGATTGGGGTCGTTTCAGGGTCTTGGCGCGAGATGAAGTCTGCGAGGTCTTCGCGGACGTTGGTGGCCGCTGTGTAGCGGGTGTAGGTACTTGCTGCTGCTGCCATTTTGGGCCTCTTTACAGATTGTTTTGTGCGATGAATGCGGCCAGGTCGTCACGCGATCCCCTGCCCGTTCGTAGCCGCTCAGTCACGCGCTTTTCACGCGTTTCGTTGCGGGGCACGCTTTGCTGTTGTGGAAGGCGCGGCGCAGTTGCGGCCTTTTTCTTCACATCAGCGGTTTTCTTTTGCAGCTCCCGATACGCCACAGCGTCCCGCATCACCATCACCACAGCCGGATCGTTCAGCGTTGCGAAACGCTCAGTCCCAATGCCGTAGTCCTTGCTGACGGTTTCAAAAATGTGCTGCAGCTTGGGCTTGTCGATGCCCTTTTGCCCCAACACACCCCAGCACCGCGAAAAGCTTTTTTGCAGCTCTTCCTGGTGCTGTTGCTGTCGCTGAAATTGCTCTTGCTGCCAGCGGTTTTGCAGCCCGCCAATCACATGCTGAATCTGCTGTGCGCGGGCCTGCTCTGCGACGTAGGCCGCAGGGTCGTTGACCGAAAGGTGCTGCATTTCCTCGGGAGACTTCATACCGGCGAGCTGGGCAACGAGCGCTTGTGCCATTTGCGCTTGTTGGATGTAGTGGCTCTGCGCTTCCGTCACCTTCGCGCGCACAACCTCCACAGCCTGCTCTTCTCGCCGTGCAAGCTCCTGCGTCTTCCGCGTGTAGTCGGAATGGCGCGTGTAGCCTGCAATAAGTTCTTTTTCGTCAACCTCTTGTTCGAGGTCTGCACCGTCATCGCCCTTGATGGTGACTTTGAATTTTCGAGAGCTTGTCGGATCGGGCTTATCCTCGGCGTCGTCGCCGTCTTCATCCGGGTTCTCGTCGTCGGTTTCCGCGTCTGCGTTGTCCTCGGTTTCATCCTCGGGGGCATCAGCGGTCGGCGTTACTTCCTCTTGTTCCTCGGCCCCGTCTGAATCGGGGTTGTCGAGAAGGAAGCTAGCCACTTCATCCGCAGTAATCGGGGCCGTGTCGGCTTGTCCGTCCATTGGGTGTTCCAATCAATCAAAACCACCCCCCCGTCACCAGGGGCGGCTACGGGCACGTTTCACAACGGAGGCCCAAAATGGCAGGTGACTACCGGATAACCGTGCGCAGCATCCTGCGTGCTGTGCTTTCGTTTCTGTGCTTGTTGAGGTTCAGCGCGGCGAACTTCCCGCCCTCCACCATGCGGCGCAATATCTGCTCAAAATCGTCCGTCACTGCTGCGAATTGGCGCGCCAGCTTCAATCCCTCAGCATCTCGAATGTCGGTGAGCTTGAACGCTTGATGCGCCAGATCGTGCAGCTGGGCAAGGGCTGACTGAAAAGCCGGGTTGTCGAGCACCTGCGCTGCGTCCGATCCCGCTTTGATGATCTGGTCGTCGGTCATGGCTGCACCTCCCGGCCAATCTCGGCTGTTGCCGCTGCCGTGGCAGGGTTGCTCAATTTGTTCTTGCTCGAGATATTCGCAGTCTCGATGCGTACTGATGCGTCAAGCTCTGCCTTCCAGCGCTGGAAAACCATTTGTCTTTCGCGTTCGCGTTCGGCATACTGCTCTTTCAGCGCCGCAAGCTGGGCCTCATGCTGCAGACGCATTTGATTGGCCTGTGCTTCCATGGCCTGCCGGTTCGCATCGGTTTGTTGCTGGGCTTGCTGGCGGATCATTTCAAGCTGCGCCTGCAATTGGCGCTGCAATTCATCCGTCTGCATCTGGTATTGCATTTCCATCTGCTTCGTCTGCGCCTGCGCTTGCAGCTTGGCCTGTTCGCCCTGCTGATTGGCTTGCAGCTTCATTTGCTCAATCTGCAATTGAGGCGGAGGACCTGGCTGCGGCAGTGGCTTGCCCTGGGGATCGCCCACAAAGTCGCCCACGTTCTTCTGCCCGCCCAACTCCACCAACTTCGAAACGGTGTTATAGATGTTCTGCGGCTGGATGAGCAGCGAACCAAATTGCGACTGTGCAAGGCCCATCTGGTGCTGCAACAGGCCCGAGAAAAAGGAGATTTGCTGTCCCTTGTCGCCAGTCCCAAGCCCGACATTGATCGTCATGTCGTCGCCGTCGCGCCATTCGTTCGGGTCGTACTGCACGAACTTCCCGCGCAACCGGAACGCGAGCGGCTCCATCTCGCCCGAAGTGAGCAATTTCAAGATACCCCGGAAAATCGGCTTTACCAGCACTTCCGCAAAGATGCGTGCGATCAGCTTGACGCGCTGCTGTGCGGCGTTCGACTGGATCGATACCTCTGTCGCGGTGCGTCCCACTTTAAGGCTGTCACCATCCATGCCAGACTGGTTGCTCGAATACCCGATGCGCTTTTCCAGCATCGAATCGACATACCCCAGCACAGGGAGCGTATTGGTCGCGTTGAACGGCGTCGGCTCCATGCCAATGGAATCTGGCCGGGACTGGCGCACCAGTCCGCCAATGCGGAAATCCATCAGGTCGTCAATGTTCGCGTAAGGAGCACCCTGCGCGTCCGTCAGCACCGTCTTGCGAGGGTTCACTGCCAGGTTGCTGGCGTTGACCATGCCGCGCGTTAGATCTGTCTTGAGCAGTTGGATTTCAGAGGAAATCTCAGCCACGCTCATCCCGTCCCAGCGGTGCGGGTTGATGATAGGAGAAGCCGTTGCAATCTGAACGTGGTCTGTTTCCACGTTGCTCAGAATCTTCGATTCCAGCCGGTGAATCAGCCGACGCTCTGCAATGCCGTCGCCATCAAAGTCCACCAGCACGTATTCAATGCGCAGCCATCCTGTGGCCAAGCTTTCATCTTCGATATCTACCGTGTCGTCTTCTGCGCGCGTGCTTTCGCTTGCGCGGCTTCTGCGATAGTCTTCGTCAGCACCCACAGTAGACGGATCATCCGATGCGCGCAGGTCTTCCGCAGTGACGTCCTTAAAACCCATCTGCCGCAGGTCTGACAGCGTGACTTCCATCGCACGCGCCACATACGGGCACTCGTCCAGCAATGGAGTAGTCCAGCCGCGCTTAATGTGCAGTTGTTCAGGTGGGAATGCCTCTACACGAACGCTTTTCTTCTCTTTCTTGCGTGATACGCGGGCATTGAACAGGGGCGGAGACTCCACAGGCATGCCCATGGCGTCCACTTGCGGAGGCTGTGGGACTGGCGTTGCAGCCTCGATCTCATAGCCCTGGCTCTCCAGCATTGCAAGTGCTTCCAGCGGTGCGCCCTGCACCTCCTGCACATCACGCACCGTCTCTGACACCAGGCGCCACTCGACTGCGCAGTTTTGCGAGATCAGCGCGTCCTTGATGGCGGTGTACAGCACCAAGAAACCGTTGTTCTGCTTGTAGAAAACGTAATTGCAGCAGTCTGTTGCCTGTTCTGCGCCCTCTACGTCCTCTGGCTTCGTCGGCTCAAACACCACCGCCTCGTCTGAGCTGGTGAACACGTCAACCAGGCCGGGGAGCATGGCCTCTACCGCATCGGCCACTTCGGACGTAACGATGGTGCTCCATCCATCAAGCTCTTCGTCGCCAGGGTAAGGTTCGCGGTAATACTCCCGCATGGCCTTCAAGCGAGTTGCACCGATCAACTCGATGTATTCCGCCGAATCCTCTTCATTCGCCTGCAAGTGCTGCAGCAGCGAAGATTCATCCATTTTCGCCATTACTCAGCAGCCTTTGGCTTGCGGCCACGCTTGGGCGCTTCGACTTCGACGGTTTTCACTTCTGCGGGCTCTGTCTTTCCTTGCGCCTGTTCCAGTGGAGACAGTTTCGGAAATGGCGGCTCTCCAACGCGCTGCGATCCGTCCGGGTACGTGTGAACTTCACTCATGCGAGCATCCTTTTCTTGTAAACAATGGGCTTTGTCGCCTGCGCGTTGCCCATCTGGTCAACAGCCATCCCGGCATAGCGGAACATGTCCGCGCCGTGGCTGTGCTCGTCGTGCAGTGGCGCGCCTGGCTCGTTCGTGCGCAGGTTGATTGTTCGCTTGTAGCGCTTCAGGTGTTCCAGCAAAGGAGCGGTTTTCTCTTGATCGAAGTAGGTGCGCGGGAACATCATCCGCGTGGCCTTGATGCCCTCTTCAATGCTCATGGCGGGCAAGACCTCTACCGTCTTGCCCATGGCCTGCAATATCTCTTCCGTGCTCTTGCCGGTTTTGAAATCCCTGGCGCGGCCATCGTGCGGAATGAAGTAAGTCCCAATTCGATACGGGCGCTTTTCCACTTCTGCGATGTACCAATCCAGCGTGCGGAATGAGTCCTCGATGTAATCAATGCAGCGCACCTCAGCACCTGAGCGCTGAAAGAATCCGACTGTCATCGAGTCATTCCAGCCCAAGTCCCACACAAGATGCACGCTCAGCAGCGGGTCGTAAGGCACGGCACGCACGCGGTTTTGCGCATACGCCTGGTCAATCTCCAGCGCGTAGATCGCACCCTCGGCAACCCGCTTTGGCTTGCCTTCCCAAATGTTTTCGTAGCTGTCTGGGTCACGCCTGAGAGTTTCCTGGCGCTCTGCTTCCAGCACCGCTGGAAACCATGGGTTGTCGCGCCAGTTCACCTGCTCCACCAGCGCAGACGGCGGAGGATTGGCGACAAAGCGCTGATAGGTCTCGTCCGTCTCCATGTCAGGATTCAGACTGAGCCATACCTCAGACCCATCCTTGCGAATCGTCGGAAGCAGCACGTCATACGAACGTTTCGTAATCACCTGCGCCTCTTCCAACCAGCAAATGTCCACACCTTCGAACGACTTGATTGATTCGACCGTATGCTGGCTCAACCCCGCGAACAAGAACAGGCTACCGTTCTTGCCGCGAATCTCATTTTCAAGAACATCGAACGACGCGCCCAAGCCCAGGGCTTGTATCTGGTCATTCAAGAGCCTGTGCACCGAGTCTTTAATGGACTTCTGCACTTCACGGCCACACAAGATGCGCATCGGCTTTTGCGCCGCCAACAGGATCAGGGCGCGGGCAAAGGCCCATGATTTGCCAGAACCGCGCCCACCATGAGCTACCTTGTATCGAGCGGGCTTGAAGAGAAACGTGAGCTTCCGGGGAAACTCAGCTTCGATCTGCATCAACGACCTTGATCACGATCTCATTTAGGACGGGGCCGCCGCCTTCGCCTGTCAGCTCGACAGCCGAGAGCTTTGGGTGGATGTACGGGGCTGCAGCCATAGCTGCGGTCATTCGCATCTTGTCGTCCCCGCTGTTGCGCATCACGTCAAGCAGGTACTCAAGCGGCGTAATGCCGCTGGCTTCTGCTGCGGCTATCGCTTCTGCTGTTCGCTTGTTCGGCTCGCCCTTCTTGCGTCCTGCACCTATGCGTTTGCCACCCCTTTGATTTGCGGATTGAATATTTGATTGTTTTTCAGACACATCGAGTTCTCTATGGATTGTTCGAATGGATAAGCACCCATCGGGCAACCGGGGTTGATCTGCCCCGGCTGGGCGTTGCCGTTCGCTGCCATGACCGATAAGGACTGCGCGCGCCCCAGGAGATCAACGCACTTTGCCCGGTGCGTTCGCCTTCGGTTTAGACGATGATGCGGGGTCGATTAGGTTGCGGGCGCGCTACCTATAGGAACGAGTCCGGGTAGGTGTGTGTAGCGGCCCGCGAACGGAAAAAGCCCGCTAGTGTTACCTGCGGGCTTTGTGAAATCTTGCTGGCACCTCACCCGGCGCAAACCGGGCAAATCCTGTGCTAATGCTGATTTGCGCGCATTATACCAATTCTTGTAGTCCGTGACTAGGTGTTTTCCCTTATCAAATTCGCAACCATTCGCCTGCCATCCTCTATCAGTTCAAGCAACCCCGCACGACTCACAGCCAGTCTACGGGCCATGCCAAGCGGGTTGCCTGCGAACACATAGCACCAGCGGATTGCCTCCCTGTTTTTGATCGGTAGCCTTGACACTGCGCGCTCTATCTTCAATGCGTCCAGGGTGTCAACGGGGTTCTGAATGACAGGAGCATGCCACTGCCTTGCCTTGGACTGGTACAGGCGAAACATAGGGGCGGTCTGCCAGCCATGGGGCCTGACGATCACCCACCTGCGCCAGTTCTCCAGCCTTGCATGGATTGCTTCATGTTCTGGATGGACGTGGTTGTAGTCAACGAATGATTCTTGTACGCGCATCAGCATGCTCTCCCTTTCAGTTCTTTCAACTTTGCCCGGTAGGTGTCGCGGATGGAGATCAGTTCGTCCCGTTGCCACTTGTGGGGGGTGTTCGATGATTCGAGCGCAGCGACCTTTCCAATTCCGATACGCGCAATAAGTCCAATGCGGTAGTCAACGGCCCTGCCCGCACCCCACCGGTTGCATTGCTTGCGTTGTGCGTGGGCGTTGTCTTCGTTGAAACGGAGATGTGAAGCGCTCCCTGTGCTTCGGTAATGCCCACAGTCAAAGGCGCCTCCAACGTCACCATCACCAAGTGGCCGTCCACAACAAATGCACGGCTTGTCGGCGTCTCGCTCCCGGATGTAGGCGTTGAATTCACGTTGGGCCTCTTTGATTAAGTCGGGAATCGTCTTGATTGCTTCCTTGCGCGCCCGGATGCTGGCTCTCTCTACCTTGGCAGCGGCGCGGGCCTTCTTGGCTTCGGCACGCTTTGCTTTCTCGGCCTGGGCATCGGCCCATGGTGCGATGCACTCGGCATGGATGCGCTGGCCGGTTTCGAGCTTTGCGCGGCAGTGGGGGCATGTGGTGCGGCGGAATGTCAACGCATGCTCCTGTCTTGCGCCCGGTTGCTCGCCTCTTGGCTGCGCCAGATTTCCACCCGCAACTGAGCGGCAATCTGCGCCCAGCGAAGCTGCTCCTCCACCTCTACAGCGGCTTTCAGGCCATCCAGCAGGGCGATGTACTCGGGGTGGCTGTAGGCGTACTGCTCGCGGGCGTTGACGGCCTTCTCGGGGCATTCCGCCATGAGCAGAGCCTTCTTTGACTTGCGGTATTCCTCGATGTGGACGCGCTCGCTCTTTGCTCGGGCGTACTTTCCTGCGTTGGATAGCAGGAAGTCCACCGCCTTGTTTGGGTCGATGGGTTCAGCCATGCTTGCGGCCCTCCTGCGCGTCAATCTCGGAAATCGCCCGCTTGCAGTAAATCGCCGCATCGAGCAATTCTTCATACTGATGCACCAGCCAGCAGCGCAGAGAAAGCCGGTTCTCTGCAACGGTGGTGCCGTACTTGTTGATTCCGATCTGCTGACGGCGGGCAATGTCTGCGCAGACTTCGGCTTCTATGCCTTCGGGGAGGAAAACTCCGATAGTCATGCGGCGTCTCCAAAAAGCAGAGCATCCAATTGCTCGCGCTTTTGCTCGCGTGGAATGTCGGCTCGTATCACAGTGTTGAGCTTGTTTGTCAGCTTGCGCGCCGCACAGGCAAAGATGACTTCTGCAAGGCGATGGCTGGTGCCAAAGGCGCACACGTTCTTGCACAACGGCAACACGTTCAGGCCAAGGTTTGCGGCGAGCAGCGAGTCCACACCAAAATTGCCAATCAGCCCATGCAGTTCGGCATACATCGCGGCTTCCTTTTTCGGTAGCGCCCCACCGGTGCGACCGATGTATAGCCAGCCCTTGCCGCGAATTGGCACGGCGCTGGTGTTCATGTCGCGGAACAATTGATCTACTTGCCGGGTGGTAACAATGCATTCCACAGTCTTCCAGCCCAATTGCTTAACGGCGGTCAGCCTACGGTTTCCGTCTACTAAATCGCGCTCTTCGGTAATTAGCAATGGGTACTGCAACCCATGCTCTTTGATCGTGCTCACCAGCTTAGTAAGCGCTGCGCCTTCTGCCGTGCGGCCCGGTGGGTTGTAAGGGGTGTGTCGGATGGTGCACACCGGCACAAGAACAATTTTTCGGTCGGATACTTTGGCATCAAAAATTACGCGGTCTTTCATTTCACTCCCCACTCTTGCGCGGTGCGGGTGAGGATTGCATTCACGATTTCGATTTGCTGTTTCACGTTGTCGCGTCCCTTCAGCTACCTCAATAAACATCTATTTCACCCAGTGGCCCCCTACCCCACAGAGTGAGGATCGGAGGGAATTCCACCGGGCGGCTTTTCACCACCTTTCGGTCAGCAACCAGATCCAGCGCGGGTGTTTCGGTCATTCGCTGCATCCCTCAGGTGTTGCTTCAATAGGCCCCTGCCGGATTCGTCGGGAATTGCACCCTTGCCTTTTCGGCTTACCGGTAACGTTTTCTGTCTGGGCGCTGCCCATGTGTTTCCTTCCGCGCGGCCCATGCAGGCCCTTGATTCGTGCAGGCTCGGAGTGCCTGTAGTGTTCTCAGGTCACATACCGCGCCTTGGCCTGAATCAGGCGCTCCATCTTTCGGGCGCCACCTTCGCCAACCTCGGCCAGGTAATCGGCCCAATCGGTGCCCTCAATGCCTTCCGGCCATGCCACCCCTGCCCCAATCAATTCGGCGGCATTGGCGGCCTTCTCGCGGCCTGGATTCGTGCCCCGCTTGGCCTCGGTGCCATGGTCGTTGTCAGCGCAGATCACCACGCTCCCCGTGGGGCGCAGTTGGTCAACCGCGTGAACCAGATTCCCGGCGTCAAAAGCCACGATCACACGGGCCATGCGCAGCGATTGGAAGATGGCAAGGCCCGTCGCCAGGCCCTCACACACCGCCGTCAGCGCAGCGCGTGGGCGATCCAGCACCAAGGCCCCACCCTTCACGGGCGCGCCAGTCCAGAAGCGTTTTTGACCGTCAGGCGTGATGCTCTGAATGCTCATCAGGCGGTCACGCCAGAACACCGGAACAATCAGCGCATCGCCATGCACTCGCAGGGCATTGGTGCCCACCGCAGACAAGCCCTTGCGCTCCAGGTATGGATGCAGCGCACGCGGTGGCCGGGCCTGCGCCCATTGCTCGCGTGCGCCACGGATGGCGCGCAAGCGGTACTCACGCTCCTGTTGCTTGCGTAGTTCGCGGGCGGCCAGTTCAGCAGCCGTTGGCACGCGAACTTGTGCAGCGTCGCCGGACTGCCACAGCTCCACAGAGGTCATGGTGGCGTGGTTCTGGCAGAAGCCGTGGTCGCCCATGAATTTCACAGCGCCATTGCGCTTGCCCGGCTTGTCCTCTGTCTTGTAGCGACGCCAGATTCCAATCGGGGGCAAGGTGTCTATCAGAACCCCGTGCGCGCGGCAGAAATCAAGGAAGCCGGATGCCTGCAATGCCTGCTCAAAGGTCACGCTGCGGCCCTCGCTTCCCCGCTTGGGCGGCGATTGGCAAAGCGGATTTGCTCGGAGCGGATGCGGCTACGCACCTCGCTGCATGGCGGGATGGCTTTGGCTGGATCAAACTCCCCCATCGGCCATGCGCCCGTCATGTTCTTGTAGATGGCCAGGGCTTGTTTGCGGGCTGCATCGCCCTCACGGCGCTCCAGCACATAACCGCAAACCTGCGGCCACAGCGAAGCGGACAACTCCTTGCGGTGCCCGCCTGCAATCAGCTCCTTGAGCGTGCCGGGGACATGCTGAACCGACACGCGGGCCGGGTATTCATGACCACAACATGGGCAGGCTGGCTGGGGCTTGTGCAGGGCGCGGCACTCTGGGCACTTCACCGGCTCCAGCTCTTTCTTTTCCTTCTTCTTTGGCTTCTCGCGCTTCTTGCCGTCGTCCAGCTCGCCAGCGCCGAAGTCAAAGAACGACTCGCATTCCTCGAAAAACCGGGCGCAGTTGCCAGAGTGGTCCAGGACGATACAGTTTTGCTTCCCAGTCTCAGGACTGATGCGCAGACCACGCCCGAACAGCTGGATATGCTCGGCCAGGCTCTTGCGCAGCGGACGGGCCATGATGACGCATGACACATCTGGAATATCGAACCCGCGCGATGCAGCAGTGACCGTAATCAGCCCACGGATTGCGCTGTCTGGCTTCTTGAACTCGTTGGTCGTGTCGGCGCGGTCGTCTTCGCTGTCCTTGTAGGTGTAGGTGGCGACATTGATACCGGCAGAAAGGAACTGGCGCTGCAATTCCTCAACGTGGGCGGTGTCCACAGCGGAACAAATGAACTTGCGGTTCTCCCCATGTTTCAGGTACTCGGCCACCACATCGCCCACCACCTCCAGCGCCTTGCCGCTGGCCTCGCGCTCATCCCATTCGCCCGTGCTCTTGACCGTCACGCCCGACATATCCGGCTCTGCGCAAGAAAAGATGCGATAGGGCGAAAG